CGCTTGACGCCGGCCAGCTCCTCGCGCTCGGCGAGGGCCTTGTCCCAGTCCGCGTCGCCCAGCTTGCCGGCCAGCTCGGTGAGCGCGGCCTTGCTGGTCGGGCCGAGCTTCGCCATGAAGCCGGCGCCGAGCCCGTTCAGTCGGGTCGTGGCGAGGGTGGTGGCCTGCGCGGCCTCCTCCAGCCCGGTCGCCTTGGTCTCGGCGGCGGTCTTGGCGGCGTTGGCGGCCGTCAGGTCTGCTTCGGCCTTCTCCAGCTTGGTCGTCAGGTCGCGCTTGTCGTTGGCCAGCTCATCGGCCGACGTGCGCGCCGTGTTCCGCTCGGAGCGCAGTGCGGCAAGTTCGCTCTCCTCGATCTGGACGAGTCCCATTGATGCGCTCCTCTGTGGTGTCGGACGGTAGGTGCTGTCGTGATGGACCTTCTCGTGGTACTCCGCGATCTCATCGTGGAAGTGGTCCAAGTACGCCTCTGTGTAGGCGCCTCGGCCACCGCGATTCCCGAAGATCAGGCCCGTCCCGGTGAAGCAGACATCGCCTAATATACGCCGGCCGGAGTTCGTCCGTAGGTGCTCGCACCACGACGACTGCTCGGCGCCGTGCGGGAGCTTGATGTACTGCTGCGAGCAATCCGAGCACGTGTACCACGGCGCGTAGCACTCCATCGACTGCATCATCTGGCCGGCCTCGATGTCGGCGGCGGCCTCGTCCCAGACCTCGGGGAACCGATGCTTCCAGATGGCGAGCACCGTGTCGATGCGTGCGGCGCCTGCCGCCTCGTTGATGAGCCGGCAGTCCGCGATGGTCCCCACGGCTGTGCGCGGGTCGTGCATCACGGTGACCGGCATGAGCATCGGCGTGAGGGCCTTCACGGCCAGCTCGTCGCTCAGCCACATGGCGTTATTGAGGTTGGGCCGGCCAGCTTCGACGTAGCGGCCCTGCACCCAGCCCAGGTTCTCGTTCGGCGCCAGGGACTTCACGGCGCTGGCGAAGGCGAACTCCTCCACCTGGGCCGTGGTCGGCGTCAGGAGGGTGAGCGGGGTGGTCAGGTAGACCTTATCCCCGCGCTCGAAGCAGTGCGGGCGCCCGAGGAGCGTGGCTTCCTTCATCGCCACCTAATCTACGCCAACGACAGTCAGGCCGTAGGCGCGGGCTCCGGGGCGGGAGCTGGGGGCGGCGGAGGGGGCGGCAGTTGCAGCTTGGCGATCTCGCTGGCGAGGTGCGCCCTGGCCCGCTCGTCGTACTCCTCGAACAGCCGGCGAGTCAGCTCCTCCATGGCTGTCGTGTCCCCGGCCGGGCCGGCGGAGGGCGCGGCGGCCGGGGCGTTGTTCGCCCCGCAGTTCTCGCAGATCGGCTTGACCACCGAGTAACCGGGGAGCGCGTTCCCACAGTTGACGCAGTGCTTGGCCTTACGCTTGGCGGTCTCCACCAGCGGGTCACAGATGAAGCCCCAGCGGATCGCGTACTCGCTGGCTTGAGTCAGCGAGTAGTGGGGCTCGGTGAAGCGCAGGGCACGGGCGACCATGGCGCCATCGCCAATGCGCTGTCCAACGATCATGCGCAGGCCCTCGCTCAGCTTGACGCAGGCGTACTCACGGCAAGGGTAGCTCGGGTTCACCGGGACGACGACGGACTGGCCACTGCGAATGGTCTGGTTGTAGTCGATGGCCTCACGCTCGGGCGCCGTCACGTACCCGTTGTACTCGGCGGCGTCGCCGGCCTCCTCCAAGATGGCGCGTGTGGTCTCGCCGATGAAGTGGGCCACGTTGTCCTCCACCATGGCGGTGATCGTCTCGCCTGCGGTGCGCTGGATGACGTGACGCGGGGCGAAGCGATCCCGACCGTCGCCGGGGCTCGGCCCGTTGTGGCCGTTGTTCGAGCTGGACCCCGTAGGCCGACCGGGACTGTTGTCCTGCGGGCCGGCCCCGTTGCTGAAGGGCACACTGGCCGGCATCATCACCTCGTCGTCACCGCGAGCGATCTCGCGCTCACGTTCGGCGAGGGCGGCGTCATAGTCGAAGCCCAGCGCCTCCACCACCCAGCGGCGGGGGATGTCTCCCCGGTCACGTGCCTGGAGAATGTTGGCCCAGAAGTCAGCTACCCCCGAAAGAATGATCGGCGGCGCCCAGATGGAGGGGGCGCCCATCTTGAACATCGTCCGGTTGCGGGTGGCCGTCTCGTCGTAGAAGGTGGCCTGGGCGTGACGGACCAACTTGCGTCGGTCGGAAGACACAACGCGCGCTGTCAGCTCCATCTCGTTCAGCGCGCCCTGCGTCCCGGTGTCGCTCGCCACCTCCTCCGTCTGCCGAAGAAGCCCCATCTTCAGCTTCCGACCGATCAGCTTCCGCTTGGCTGGGTTCAGCAGCTCCTCCAGCTTCGGGGTGATGATCTCGATGGACAGTCGGTGGTCACCCACCATGACGCCCGAGCGGGAGGCGTGGGAGACCTGATTCACGAGGTTGTCCACCTCGCCCTGGTTGGCCGGCAGGAGGTCGGTACCTTTCTTGGCTACCACGATGTAGTTCGTACCGCCCTGGAGAAGCGCGTAGTCCATTAGATTCAACAGGCGCTTTGCTTCGAGGAGGGCGAAGTTGCGCGTCAGGAATGGACGCGGGTAGGGCATCGCGCCTTTCGGCGCACAGGAGCGGTGAACCATACGGGGATTCAGCCTGTAGAGGACCATCCCACGCGACGCGGGGTCGCCGTCGTTATAGGGAATGTGGACCCGGCCAATGAACAACGCCGCAGCTACAGGCTCGTTGTAAGCCATGATCGCCTTGCGGAAGGCGTCGGTCTTCGGGTTCAGGAACTCCTCCAGCCACCGCTTCAGGTTCTCGTCCTCCACGTGGAAGGCCAGCTCACCGTTGCCGAGCACGTCGTTGGAGATGACCCTGATGTTCTCCGCCGGCAGGATGCCGACGTTCGGCACCTGTAGCTGGGCCTGCACGGGCGTGTCACTCTTGAGCGGCCAATACTCCAAGCGCTGCCGAGTGAACAGCGTAATCGTGGTGACCGAAGCCGCGATCAAGAACTCGCGGTACATCTCCTGCAAGACTGCCTCCAGGTCCATCTTGGTCGGCGCAGTCATCTGATCGAAGAACTCCAAAGTCTGCTCATCACGATGCTGATTGGTGACACCCGAGCCGAAGGCGATGGCTGTCATCTCACCGATGGCCGCCGCGATGTCGTCGTCCGTGTCCGCCATCGTGCGGGCCAGGCGAATCTCGTCAATGACCGACTGCGGCGTCCTGAAGGGCGTCCGCGCGAGCATCGAGCCCTGTCCGCCGGTCGAGTAGAGCTGGAAGTTATTTGGCTGAGCGAACTGGAGCCCAGCGCTTTCAACCCACGAGTCACGGATCGCTTCGAGCACCGTGTGGTCGGGCAGGCCGGTGCGGTTATCGACCGTCGCTGTCACGGCCTCGCCGTGGTGGCCAACACGCATGGCCGGCTGGGAAACGCTGGGAAACACGGGCTCCGTCATGCCGCCCTCGCGTCCTCACTGAAGGGCATGTGCTCGGCGCGAAACGCGCTGGCCACAGCTCCCGCAGCTTCGGCGGTGTCGAAGTACCCAAGGTGAACGGCGCGACGGTCTATCTTTGCTCGGGCCATCCAACACCCCCTGCGCTTGTCCCAGCACACACCTCGATAGCCGGAGGTGTTGTTGGGCTGAAGTCCCTTGTTCTGGCCGTTGTCCTTGTGGGCGCGCGGCGCGATGCGAAGTTTGCTGCGGCGGTTGTCCAGCCTGTCGCGGCCCTCGTGGTCCCCCTGCCGTGGATCGCCGTGGGCCAGGCCAAGAACCTCTCGGGCCATGAAGACCGTCCGGTAGGCCCCGCCGGGAGGGTGCTCCCCCCGCACCGCATAGCCATAGGCGCTGAGGCGCCAAGTCCACTGGCTCAGCCAGTCAAAGTCCGCGTCGTCCACCAGCGCGTAGGCGCGAATCGAGCCGTCCCGAGCGCGTAGGGGAATCTGGGCCATCTGGCCACTAATATACGCCCCTCGGCGGCGAAATCCCTACGAGCGACCGGCGATCAGGGAGTACGCTCGACTCATCGTGTCTCGCTCGAACTCCATTCGAGCGATCTGGCGCAGGACGGACTCCCGAATCTGCACGACTTCCTTGCTCGCGCTGAACGTGGCCGGCGCCACCATGCGCTTCGCCGCCAGCGTGTCCGCCTGGGTCAGCCGATCACGCGGCTTGCGGGGCAACATCGTCTCGTAGCCGGTCAACTGTTCGATCTCGTCAGCGAACCGTGCGTGGGCCGCGTTCAGCCAATGTAGCGCTTCCTCCAGTTCGGCGTGGTGGTACGCGGCCTCCAGCATGTAGTCCTCCAGCTTCTCGACCTTCACCCGCCCGCTGATGCCGGGGTCGTCGGCCCACCTCGGGGGACGAAGCGGGAGCGCGGTGAGTAGGACGGCGCGGATCGTTTCGAGGTCCATCAGCCTAGGCCCCTGAGCGGGGTCGTCGTCAGCGCGCGCCCTGCGCCTGGGGGTCGCTGCACGACTTCGCCGAACAGCTCCGTGCGCGCGCTCGCCAGCTTCAGCCAGGCGTCGGCGACGCGCTCCGCCTTCTGCTCGCTGAGGAGGTCGTCACCCAGCTCCCAGCCCTCGGGGTCGTCCGTCATCCAGACGCAGGCCGTTCCCGCTTCCACGTCGAGCGCGAGCGCGAACCCGCACGGGTGGAGCAGCAGCCGGTTGATCTCGTGCAGGAACCCGAGGTCGCGGAACTCGGCGAGCGGCATGAACGGTCCCTCGAACTTCGCCATGGTGAAACTCCCGTCGTGTGGTTAGTAGAGCGGCACGGTCACTGCGCGGTCCATGACCGCCGTTGGTTGCTGTGCGTAGACCTGCTCCTCCACCGACGCCGACATGTAGGCCATCGCCATCGCTCGCATCGCGTCGAGCATGTGGAAGGCGTTGGGCTTCTTCTTCATCCCGGCCATCGCCCGCACCCGCTGTTCGGTCTCGCCCTGCATGTCTCCCACCAGGGGCGGGAGGAAGGGGATGCGCAGGAAGCCGTCGTCCACGAACTTGCGGAGGTAGCGCGTGCTCGCCTCGATCATCGTCATCTTGGCGACCAGCGTCTCTCGCCCTGTCCACTTGTCCCGCACAACCTCCACGAGATGTCCGTACTGGTCAACCAGCCGGTCGCCCTCCTTGGACACGTAGTTGGGGTCCACCGCCACCGGCATCTTGGCGTTGAAGACGTAGCCGCGCGAGACTTCCTTCAGGTGCTCGGGGCACTCCTCGTCGTCCTCCATCGCCTGATAGAGCGGGAGCCCCAGGCCGGTGATGTCCTGCCCGAAGGCGCGCAGGGTCTTCCCGTACATGCGCGCGATCTGGTAGGTGATCTGCCTGATCTGCTTCTCCCTGAAGCGCCAGAGGTGGATCATACGAATCAACTTGAGTTCGTTCGCAATCACCGCGAACAGCATGATGACCGTGGGGTCGGTGACGAGCCCGATGTCCATGCCGCAGTAGACCTGCTGGCCGAGCCCTTGCGGCAGGTCGAGCAGCGTCCCCACGTCGCCGCCGGCCGGGATCATCTTGTCCACTTCCTCGGCCTGTAACTCCTGCGCCTTGAAGGTGACGGTGTTGTACTTCGAGTCGCTGTCCTGGTCTACGCAGTTGTGAACCAAGAGCCCTTGGTCGCCCACGGCGAAGGACGGGTGGCCGCCGACCGTCAGGTCGTAGAGCTGCACCGAATCCCCGCTACCACAGTGGCGAGCCCAGCCGTCACTTCCTGGTTCGTGAATCGTAACACTGTCCACCCGGACCGCCGGAGCCAGCGATCCCGGCGCTCGTCCTTCTCCACCTGAGCCCGCGCCCGGTGCCCAGTCCCGTCGATCTCCACGGCCACCATCAGAGTCGGTGACGCGATGTCCAGTAGTAGGTGCTTCACCCCGAGCGCCTTGCTTTTTGGCGCGACAAAGAACTGCGCGTACCAACCGGCCGAAGGTCCGCCAAGGGCCATCCAGACGACATACTGCGGCCTCGGCAGGCCGCCCGTGGCTATCGTCGCCGCGTGGTGAGTCGGGAGGCCCGCTCGGGCTGTGTTGGCAGCCGCCACCTTGACCCCCAAGCACTTGCGCGAGCAGAACCGAGTCGTTCGCTTCTGGGGTTGGAAGACATCTCCACAGGTCTCGCAGAGCCTCGGGAGCAGGCGCCTCTCGGAGCCGAGAACCGGCATTGCGCACTCCCGCGAACAGAACCGAGCCACACCGGACCGCTCGAAGGACGCCCCGCACGCTTGGCATAGGTGGCGCTGCTGTCCCAACTTGCGGTGACCCGTGCTGCCCAGCCATGTCCCGGCGCAGCTCTTGGAGCAGAAGCGACCCTGGCGTGTCTTCAGCGCCGCCCCGCAGACCTCGCAGCGCCTCCGATTGGCGGTAGATGCGCTGGCCAGGCGCGAGCTGGTCGGCGTGGCACCAGCCGTACTCGGCGAAGAAGGGGTGCTCGGGTGAGCAGACGATCTCCTCCCCGGTGTTGAGCTTGACAACGGCGACCCTCCCGTGAGCGCTCACGGGCACGGCCATGACTGTCCCCCATCCGGCCGCGTTCCGAACTTCATCGCCCGGCCGGATGGCGTCGATGCGCCGCGCCCCGTCTTTCGTAGCCACTAGCGTATCAGATGCGAAGCACGCCATCAGCCGCGACATCACGAAGAAAGCTGACAGCGCTGTGCCGGGTTCGCCGAGAATGTTGCGCCGGTAGTCGGGCGAGCTGGTACCGCCGTACATCGCAGCGGCGGCGGCCTTCTCGCGCTTGTTCCAGCCCGGCTTCATCAACGCGGTGATTGAAGTCACCTTGTAGTTGCCGGACATTGAGAGTTCGTTGAACTTGCCCCCACGCGAGCCGGCGTGGACGCCGTAGAAATGATAAGTGAAGTCGTATGCCCCCGTCGAGTCCACGTGGTCCTTCATGCAGGTCTCATGCGCCTCTATCCAGCCACGCTCAGGGTAGTCTTGTGCCTCGTCGATTATCATGTCAGGCTCGTGCATCCCCTTCACGCCACGACCGTCGAGTCGGGGGATACGCCCGACGATCTGTGTACCGTCAGTAAACACCGCGAGGAAGGGTTTGTGCGTGAACCCCGTCTTCTGGGAGTCCTTGCGCAGAAAGTCTCGGGTGAGGCGCGTGGCGGTGATTCGTTCCTCAATAGCCTGCGTCAGCGGCTCCAGGTGAATCAGCTCGGGGGCGGTGACGAGGAGGTCTTCGCCCGAGCGCTTGAAGACGTGCGAGACGGCCCGCGCCTTGATGGACTCAGTTTTCCCGAGGCTCCGGCCGCAGGGGAAAGCCTGGTAGCAAGCCTTCGGCCGAAACAGGGGGACTTGATAGTCCAGCACCGTGTAGCACCCGCCGTAGTCGTGGTTCAGCGGGTTATCGAACAGCAGCTCCGCGCAGAAGACGGGATCGCGGAGCATGGCGATTAGCGCGTAATCGTCGTCGTCCAGTAACCACATCCCCTCGTTGACCCGGATGTCGGCCTGACCGACGATCTCGCCGAGGAGCCCCTTAGCCATGGTCCCGCCTGCTCCCAGGGAGCGTGCCCGTGCGGCCGACCAGACTCACTGTCCGGCCGGCGAGCTGGTCTGCGGTCCAGCGCCTCTCGTCATGCGGCTTGATGACGTACCCGTCAACTGTCAACTGTCCGTAGGACATGGCGCAGAAGACCGCCCGGCTCTTGGCGCCGAAGATGCGCTCCATCTCTCTGACGATAGACACCTTGCTAAAGGGAGCCAATGTACAGTTTGCCCTTCTCGTTACAGAAGTCCTTGTCCAGTTGCTCGAACCGAGCGACCTCACTCCGTAGCCAGTCGAGAATCGCCTTCGGCGTGATGTTGTGGTACGCGCGGTCCTCCGCGTCGGCGGTGTACAGGAGGCGCAGCTTCCACGACAGCTCTTTGACGAGGTTCTGGTACTCCACCGTCATCGTGGTGATGTGGATACCACGCTCGCGCGCCGCTTTCTTCAGCGTCTTGATGTAGTTGTCCACCGTGTGCGAGCCGCCCTGCTCTCGGGTGGCCTTGTCGATGCCAAGCTGCTTCTCCAGCGCGCGCATCTCTTTCGACGCCTCGTTCATAACCTTCTGCTGGGCCAGGATGTCTTGGCCATCAAGCTCTACGCGCCGGTAGCTCCCGGTGGGTACACCGCCGGAGTCCAGCTCGGGCTCCATGCCGTTGATGGCGGTCTGCGCGCGGAACAGGAGAACCTGCTGCTGGAGGAGCGCGCCCAGAGTGAACAGGTCATTCTGTTTTATCAGTGTGTAGTCGTCCCGGTATCTCTGAAGTGAGCGCTGCCACAAGTCCACTTCCTCGGGAGTTTGCAGGTGCAACACGCCGCCGGCTGGCAGTTCTACCTGGAAGTCTGCGATGGTCACTGACACGCCGCACACACCTCGCCCGCCACGTGCGCAGCGAAGCGGTGCCCGACAGCGCCATACCTGCGCGCAAGGAAGTCCATGCCCGCGAGTCCCATAGTCTCGAAAACGTAGCAGACGTTCGCGTCGGTCAGCTTGCCCTCGGGGATGACCACCTGGCGCCCGCTGTGCTCGTACTGCATGTGACAGCGGACGCAGAGTCGTAGGGCGTTGCGGGTGTTCCACAACGGGAGCCCGTGCTTATCGAGCCACTGCTTCGAGATGACGTGGTGCGGCTGCCACGGTCCCGGCTTCTCGCAGACGGCGCAGACGCGCTGGAACTCGGCTTCCGACCTGAAGCTGGCGGGGTTCGAGATGGCGACGTTCACATGAACTCCCCGTACAGGCGCTTCACGAGGAGAGTCCCCATGTCCAGGGAGTCCCCCGACTTCCCCTGCCTCCAGGCACGGAGCCTGAACACCCAGACCATCTCGGCAGCCCTGTACACGCCCTTGTGTCTCGCCCGCCAGTACCGCCGGAAGGTGGCGTAGTCGGCGAACCCTTCGCGCTCCAGGGACTCCGGGCTCTCGGCTATGGCGATCAGCGGCTCGCGCCAGCGGTGGGTCATCACCATGAGTTGCCGGTCGTATGCGCCGGACATATTCACGGCGTACGCCACGACTGGAGTCGGCGTGTTGACGTGGAGGACTCGGGAGGACTCCTGGGGCCGAGCCCGGAACTCGGTCTTGTGCCCGATCTTCACCGCCGGCCAGTCGCCGAAGGGGACGCGAACGAACAGCGTCCGTAGCTCGTGCTGCGCGTAGGGCCTGGGGGCGTTGCCGCTACTCCCCATCGGGGACCGCCCTCAGCGGCGGCCAGGGCTTCGGCGTCCACGGCTGGGGCTGGACGATGAGGGGGAGGTAGAGCGGGTGCTTCGGGAATCCGTGCTTGGTGAGCCCGAGGTGGTGTAGCGGCACGTGTCCCCTGGTCATCATGTCGATGACCTCAGCCTGACGACCGCGATGGCCGCCGTGCGTGCCCCAGGCGGCGATGACGATGCCGGCGCTACGCCCGAGCGACAGCAGGTACTCGTTGTTGCGAGCCCCGATGGGCGCTGCGCACAGCTTCATCACGATGGGATCGGTCGCGCGGAAGGCGAAGATGTTTGCGACCCAAAGTGAGCCGTACCCCCAGTCCCGAGCGAAGCGCTTGCAGCGCCGGATCGTAGGGTCATCCACTGACTCGTCTGCGGTGGACGGGTTCAAGCATACAAATAGACACGCCGGCTTCGAGGCGTCCCAGCGCCTCCACAAGATGTAACGAAAAAGGCGACAGGGCGAGAATATCGCCCCGGTGTCCAGTCCAGACTCCGGGGCGACTCCGGCTACAGGCCGACTGCCGTCAGCCATTCGACCAGCTCGTCATCGAGGTGACCCATCTCGGTCGCCTCGTCTGCGATGCCGGCCAGCTCCATGAACGGGGCCTTGCGCTCAGCTTCGCGGACCTCATAGCGAGCGAGCACCGTCACCTGATCTTTCCCCAGCCGGCACAGCCGGCTGCGCGGCTCGTCCCGGTCCATCGTCGCCACCGGACACGTCCGACAGTCCTGCCCCTTCTCGCGCTTGAGGTGACAGTTGATCCCGCGCTTGCTCATGCGCTCCTCCATCTTCAACATCTCCACGAAGGTGTCGGCCAGCGAGGCCGAGTCGCCGTCAAGGTCGATGGGGATACCGGAGGAGTACAGCACGGTATCGAAGGGGTCGTCGCCCTTGTCCATCAGCTCGTCCAGGTGCCATTCGGCTTTCACGCCGGTCATGCTTGGCCGACGACCGCTCCCTGGGCGGGGACGAGCGGCGCGGGCATCGGGGCCGGGTCAAAGGGGGCCGGGTCAAAGCCGGCTGGGACTGGAGGCAGGTCGGAAGGCAGGGCGAGCGGCGGATCGGCGGGGACCGGGGGCAGGCCGCCAGCAACGCCGCCCACGAGCACGCCGACCGTGGCCCTTCCGATGAGCGCGGGATTCTGCCTACCGTGCAGCCACTTGATGATCGTGGCCGCCACGAGAATGACCACGGCGACCATCACGTCGCGGACCTGCCCCGCCGTCATATGGACGCCGGGGACGTTGTTCGCCACCACGCCGGCCAGCCACGCTGAGCCAGTGGCGAAGAACGGGGAGCCGACGACCACCACCCGCTCGATGGCGAACGCCTCCGACTTGCTGACACCGAGCGACTGGAGTTCAATCGTCGGGTCTGGAATAAGACTCATGTCATCCCTTCCTAGATGCGCGGCCGGGCATAGCCCACCGTGAACTGATAGTCCCGAGTGATGCGGTCAACCATCCCGCCAGCGCTCGGGTTGCGCCCGCCCGTGTTGCCCTCGATGGCAACCAAATGGTCACTGTGAATACTCTCGACGACGCCGACGTGTTCCGGCAGTCCCGAGCCGTCCCAGCAGTACAACACCAGCCAGCCGGGACTAACGCCCGCCTGGTGGTTGTCCTCCCAACGATCAAAGCCGTTCATGTGCGCCTGGGCGTCCGCGCGAATGGAGGGGCAGTAGGCCACGCGGCTGTCCACGTGACCACCGGCCGCCAGCACCATGTTGCCGGCGAAGCAGCCGCACCACGAGACGCCGTTCATCCCGAAGTGCTCCTCCCACCCTGACGGCTCAGGGTGGCCCTCGTTGGAGCCCCACGGGTTCTCCTCCACACCGATGTAGCGCGCGGCGATGCGGGGGATCGCGGCCAGCCCCGAGCCCCCGAGGCTCTGGTGGTGGCGGCGCGCGATGTCGCGCTTATGGGCGAGCGCCAGTTGGACGGGGTTGCGAAGCTGCGGGTGCTCGATCAGCCGGATGACGGCCGTGATGGCGTCGGTGTGGTGCAGGCCAAGGTCGTAGGCCACGAGCGCGACGGCGTGAACGCTCGCCGGGCCGTAGACGCCATCGGGCCGCACGCGGTAGGCGGACTCGCCTCGCGCCGCCAGGCGCGCGTTGAGCGCGACCTGGAAGTGCTGGATGTCCACCCCCCGCATCAGCGGCGAAGTAAGGTGCAGGTCTCGCATCGTCATCCCTCGGTTCCGGTTATCGAGCGGCCAGAGCGGCTGCCTCGTCCTGGGCCGCCGCTGCCAGCTCCGCCAGCCGAGCAGGGTCCGAGACGAGGGACCACATCGTAGCGCGGACCCGGCCGCCCCGCTCGGCGTCGAGCCGGAACCGACCCGCATCGTCCGCAGAGAGGACCAGAGACCAGCCCGCCGAGAGGGCGACGGCGATCCGGCCGTCGAAGCAGTAGGACGCCTGGGTGGCGCCGACGACGCGCGCCACGGTCGTGACCGCGACGGCGAGCTGGGTGAGGGTGGGTCGTCCGTCCATGGCGTCGCAGTATGCCACACCTTACGGCGGAACTCCAGTCGGCCGTCGTCACCCCTCCGCGACCTCTAGGTCAGCGTCCAGCTCCGGCAGCTCGGGCAACGGAGGGACGTGCCCGCCGAGCCGTTCGACCTCGGTCGTGAGAAGTGCGATTCGGATGCCCTGTCGCCCGATGTGCGCGTGAGCCCGTTGGACGTTCAGCTCCATCCGGTCGAAGCGCCTATTCCCTTCCGCGAGGCGCTTGCGCAAGGCTGTGGCTTCCTCGCTGGCGGTCTTGTACTGTTCGCCAAGCGTCTCGATCAGTCGCTCCCAGCCCTCGATTGACGCGCGGCTCACTTCAGCCGCCTGCTTGATCTCCAGTTGCTCCAGGTCGCGCTCCCTGTTCTCTGCCTCCGCCCGTCGTACACGGCGACTGGTCAGGAACGCGCCGATGCCCGTCAGAACCGCTATGACGCTGGCGCCGATGGCGCCTACCTGCTCCAGCGTAGAACTCGCCAGCATGGCTGGCATCAGTCGCGGCCCTCGCGCCCTTCGCGGCCCTCCCGCCCTTCACGACCCTCGGTGCCCACCGGCCCGTCCACCCCGTCGGCACCCACTACACCGTCCGGCCCCCGCTTCCCGCGCGCGCCGTCCACCCCGCGCTCGCCCTCCCCTCCACGCTCG